AAGTACCATTATTAGAAGCTGTGCCCGATATAACTATCTTATCCCCATTCTCAAAACCGGAAGACACAAATCTACTTTTAGAATCAGTTATTCTATCAGATGTACCACTAAAAGAGATAGTTGTATCTCTTAAAGTAGCAGTAGAATAGTAAAGAGCACCAAGTTTACCTGCCATTTCAGCCATTTATATCACCTCCTTTTTAGGCATTATAAATTAAATAATTTAGGTAAGATTCAATGCCCCATTACCTTGGAAAGTCCCAGAAGCTGTAGCAACCCCGCCAACAGGCTCACTTATTGAAATACCAGTAAGTATAGCAGTTCCAATATACTCACTTGTAGCATCAACATTTAGTGTAAGGGTTCCGGTTGTACCAGGAGTAGCGGTATTAGCAGCATCCCAGTTCATTTCAATTGTTGCTGTCCAATCCTTCAACGTAGGAAGATACTTTTTGTAACCCGCAGCCCCATCAGCAAAATCAGTTATTTCCTCTACATCTGATTTATGGTCTATAGAAAAAGACTTTACAGATGTTTGAAAATTAGTAAAGGAAATACTTCCACCTTTTCCAACGACTTCAGCCATTGTAATTACCTCCGTTTATAATGTTGACCAAACTTTATATACCACACTATATCTATTGCAGCATTAGATAAGTGTTGGCAAGGAACTGCTGTATCTACAAATATTTTAAAACCAGTTTCTCTTGCTTTATCACAAAAGAAATAATCATCACTCATTACTATTTGCATATTCTTCTTTTTTGTATTAAACCATGGATATTTTACATTTTCAAGAACCTCTCTTTTTATAAGCATACAACCAGTACCCACCCTATCTGTCATTAATAATTCTTTACTTTGCAATTCTTTTATTGTAAATGGATCAACTTCATCATTTTCTTTATTTTTAAATCTTACCGAGCAGGGAGCAAAAGGAGGATATCTCATAAAATAAAGAGCTCCAACAATGTCCACATCCCTTTGTAACATACATATTAAAGCATTTTTATGAACTATCATATCACTATCAATTTGCAACAAATGAGAACAATCCGATTTAAGAAACCCTCGTACTATATCATTCCGTAGCATTGCTATATCATGTCCTGTCCTTGCTCGAAATAACTCAACTTCAATTCCTGTTTTATCCATTGTCAAAATTGATGCCATAAAATCTTCATACACCATTGGGAAGCTACAAGGTAACCCGATTGCCACTTTCATTTCATTCCTCCACTTCAATTTCATACCGCGCATTGTAGTTCCAGATTCCATCTATCTTTTCCGGACCCGTTGCTCCTACAAACTTCATATATATAAACGTAAAACTTGTAACGGAAAGGATAACTGTTTTATACTCAAAAAGTGATATTAAAGCAGTTCGTATTGATTCTATTTCTGTAGCACCTCGTGTTTCGCTAAGACAATCTATTTGTATTGTAACATTAGTTCTTTTACTTGGACCTGAACCAAAACTCCAGTCTTGTAGTTCATCAATACTATGATATACAGAATAAGGAAATACAACAGATTGTGGAGCATCTACAAAATAGAATCGACCTCCAATAGCTGTGTAAAAAGTATTATGCACACCCCCAGTAGTCTCATCGACTTTTAATTTTATTGCATCGTTTATAGCTTTCATATTGGCTTCGATAGTAAAGAGATTATTTGTTGTTTTCTACGTCTATATGCTGGGTATAACCAAGGTCTTGGTAATTGACGAACCTTCCTACCCAATTTATCTATCCCAACAAAACCAAACTCAAGTCGTCTTGGATATTTACGAGTTACCCCAGAACCGCGCTTGCCAATACTTGAACCCACCCTCAAAACAATATTATTATTAGTTAAAAATAAATTATAAGTTATTGATTGTCTCAATTTCCCTGTGTCAACCGCAGGGGGTTCCCCCGGGCTTGACACAACATGATAACTACTTGCTTTTCTACTTTTGCCTCTTCTAATTCTAACAAGTCTCCTACCCCCAGCTTGTGATACTTTCTTCATAGTAAACGATGTTTTTATATCATTAACAAGAATAAGAGCAGCTTCTCGTACCCTTTTTGTTTCTTCAGTTACAATCCGTTTTATTTGACGGTCGGTATACCAAATATTCTTTTGCATTATAATGTTAATCCTTTAGTAACCATTAAATGAAACTCAAGATGCCTATTTGCATTTGCTGGATTAGCTGGAAATAAAATTTTATAGTAATCAGTACCTAATCTTAATCTATCTTCAGTTGTAATAGTTATACCTAATGGATAATCAATAGCAAAAATATGTGTTGAAATCTCTGTTTCTTTATCATATATATCAGTCAAACCATTCCTTGCAGCAGGTGAAGATGTCAATACTCCTCTAAAAGACCGTATATCCCGCCAAGCTTCAGTGACAGCTCCTTGGGAATCAACCGACTCGGTTCTTCTTTGAAGAACCATTTCTGTTTTTTTACCTCTCATACTAACCTTCTTTTGTATCTATTAAGAATAACTCTAACTTCAGAAGGCATAACTCTTTCCAATGTAGCCGATGAATCACCTAAACTAAAATTATTAACACCAAACGTTTCTTCATTATGTTTCTGATATAAATTTTTAACAAATACTTTTATAGCAAGTGTTAAGTCATCAGGTATTGTGGATGAGCTATAACCAGCAGTATAATCAACAAAAATACATTGTGGTTTAGTTGGCAAATCTCTATTGAATATTATCCTGCCTTCATTGGCAATAACATCAAAATCATACTCAGCTCCTTCATAGGGAATCTTTAAATCAATATCATTTGAATCAATACAACTGAGCCCAAATTTTTCAATTAATTCACTTGAAGCAAAAGAAGCATACGTAGAATCTTCTAATTCTGCATACCAACCACTACCAATAGCATTTATAGCAGCAACAAGTAATGTCATTGTAGTATAAGTTGCAAACAATAATGTTGAATTAGTACTTCCGTTTTTTGAAAGAACCAAACCCGTTGCTGCCACTGATACTGATGCTTTCGTATACGTTGATGTATTTCTTATTCTAATAACGTTTGCTGTTCCAATAGTAATCCTTGCAAGAGCAGTGATAGGATAGTTTTTAAGAAATAAATATCTTGTTCCTGTACCATCATATTTTTCTCTTGTATATGAGGCACTATCAAAGTCTCTTCTACAATAACTATTTACAAAACTTTCAACAGCATCATGGAAAACATCAACTATCTCGGTTGGTGCCCCAGCAGCAATATCTGATGTTATTATAATAGCAGCAGCATGATTCTGATTGAAACCAAAAGTTAATCCACCATCAGAACCAGCATGAGTATAATTGAAAGTATTACTACCTGGTGCAGTTATAGTAAATTTTCTTGTGGTTGAACTGTAAGCAACAGTGGCACTTATAGTAAACGCTGTATTGATAGCAGATTGTAATGCAGTAGCTAAATCTGCCCCATTGTATGTACCATCAGATATGCCTATTTCTTTAGCAGCAACTACATTATAACCAATAACTAATATATCATTACCAGCAGTTATAGTAAAATAATTTTCCTCTGTTATTCCAAGATATAAGTATATATCAGCAGAAGCTACAATAGACATATTAATACCTATCCCTTGTTAAATATAAAGCAATAGATGAGTTTTTACCATTACCTGCATAACTACCAAAAGTAAAGTACATACTTGGATAAGCAAGATTAACAGTAAAAGATTTCTTGAAAACACCAGAACTTGTTATAGCTAATGAATCAAGAGGAACTGTAAAACCTATCCAATTTCCAAGTTGTGTCATTTCTCTATAACCATAGGTTATATAAACTATTGCTTTTACTGAATCTCCTGCTTGAGAAGCAACTGCAACTAATGTATTATTCTTCCACGGTTCATATACACCAGAAGAATCTTTAGCAGCAGAACCACTCAATGTAAAAGATTCTGTAAGATTATAAGGTCTCCACGATGTAGCAGTAATAACTTTCTCTACTTTACGCATAATATTAGAAGATGTTTCCTCACCAATCTCAGGAGAATAGACAGTAACAGTATCCTTATCTGATATTGCTGTATGTCCAGCACCATCTCTTGCAAGGACAAAGTAAATACTTTGTCTTCCAGGCACTTGTGAACTCATAAGTCTATTTACTATAGTAGTATCAATCAAAGCAAGAAAAGTAGTATCACTTGAGCCTGGGTACATTCGACAAATATAAACAGAGTCTGCAGTGCTTGCTTTAGTTGTCATTTGAACTAATACGTTAGTATTATTAACAACGGTAGTTACAATAGTACCCCCATTAACAGCAGAATCTGCAAATCTCGATATTAAAAGAATTGTTAAAAACAATATAGTAAAAAATAATAGTTTTTTCATTTTATCACCTCATAATCTTCTTTATTTGTTCTGTGGAGAGGGGCTGCCATGGAGGAAACAGCCCCTTCTCCTGGCTTCATGCTGGCGGCGACAGCATGTGGGAAAATTATACTGCTGCTATTGTTGCTGCATTAGCATTACGTACAAAAGTCATTGTAATAACAAGCGCCCCTACACCCGTGCAGGCTCCTGTTACGGCTTTTATGCCTACTTTCTTGCCTGTCTGTAATGGATAACCAATATCGACCCCCACAAACCCGCTTACTGCAAAGACAGCGTTAGTAAGTGCAATATTTAGAGGATATGTAGCATCATCGGTATAAATCAAAGCACCCCCGGTATTGCCACCCGTAACAGTTCCATCATTCTGAAGTGTTACTCTTTTCAGAATAAGTTCACCACCTGAGGAAACTCCGGTAAGCAGGAGTCCGGCTGTAATGATTGTCGTTTTGTCAATAATGGCTTTTTTGATGGAGAACTCCGTTCCTGCTGCCGTTAATAGAGCATCAACGCTTGTCTGTGTAGATAATGCAGTCAATCCAGCGCCAAGTGCGCCAATGACGGCTGTGTCGATAAGGATTGCCGCTGTGTCAACCTTAACGGCAGATATGTCATCACCAGCTACAGCTCCACTTGAACCACCAGAGAAGGATTGACCGGATTTTCCATCATATCCTTGAACATACCATGTAGAAGTACCTGGTGTATCAACAACATTCTTTGTCAAGGCAGCAGATTCATTATAGAAATATCCAGTTACATAAATATCCTCTACAGCAGTATCATTAAAACGTACAACTGCTGTACTGGCTTTACCATAAAAGTCCACATTAATTCTTCCTTGAACAGAACCATCAAGCAAAACGGGACTTACGCAAGCATCCCCAGCAATAAATCCAATATATTTCAGATTTATTTTAATTCTATCAGCAGCATCCGTTCCCACAATACAAGAAACAGCCTCAACTGTGGAGCTGCCATCATGCCATTCAATATCAAGTTCACAATCGGCAGCTTGAACATGGAATGGATTGGTAAGACCATCATCACCACAAATACCAATAATATTCTTAATCTTAGTGCTTGCAGCTGTGATAAGAACAGAAGCACTATTATCCGTTGAAGAAAATGTTAGTGTAGGTCTATCAGCACCAACTCCTAAACCAATAATAGATATACCTGCCTTATCACATGCTATAGCCCCAGCAGATGTCAAAGTCTCGGCATGTCCTGGCATTACATAAATAATATCCCCATTGTTTGCTTCACATTGACCTATTGCATAATCAAGAGTAGCAAAAGGACCTTCCGGGTTCTGTCCAGAACCTACTGAATCTGCTTTGGTAGCACTTCCTGAATCAACCCACCAAAGATTTCCAGTTCCTTGACGTTCATCAACTACTGTAAATACACCCCCGGGCTGTCTGCGTACAAATAAAGGAGTTTTGTTACCAGCCATAATACCTACCTTCTTTCTCTGGGTTTCAACCAGTGTGAAAGTTTAACTACTTTTCAACAGGAGATTCTCTAATCATTTTATCTTGACTTTTTGCTAATCTTCTGGGCTCCTGTTTTTCTTCTGACTTTGGAATCCCTATTGCTACCTTCCTCGATATTAACTGTAGAGCCATTGACTCTGTTAATTCGAGTACTTCCTCCGGCTGATGGTTCATCCACTCGCCTGTCAATCTTATTCTCATCGTTTTTCTCCTCTTTCTTTTTTAATACTAATACACCTTTTGGGAGAGCCAGACTATTTCCATTCATATCAGCAATCCGGGAAGGAGAATTAAATTCAGCAATCTGCCCAATCTCGAATCCAAGATATTCATCTATAATTTTGTAAAATGGCATGTAAATTATCTCCTTCCCGAATCGGTTAAAAATTAGTTACTTATTAATATGTAGCGGCTATCTTCTGCGTACCAATAGCAGAAGGCATTGGAACACCCCGATAACTCGGGCGGGTAAGAATTATGCAGCCACTTGCGATTGTTGCCGTACCCGGATCTGCAATACATACCCGGAAATGAGTATAATCATCCGCAGCCGTGAGATCTTCACAGTCTACTTCAACAGAGAATGACTTGAAGGTTACAGCCGGGGCTGTAAACGTTGAAGAAGCTGCTCTGTCAAGGAAAATATCCTCATCCTGACCGGTGCCATTTGTCGTAGCAGTAGCTCCAGAAGTTCCTCCAGTAATTACACTGGCTGTCGTCCATGTAGTTCCATTAGTTAGAGGAATTATCAGAAGATGATCGCTTGATACAGCATAAACATACGCTGTATTTGCACTTCCACCTGTCTGAGTGATTGTCTCACCAACTGTGAAATTGGCAGCAGAACGACCGGTAAAAAACAATTTCTGACCATTAGACCAATACTTTGTATAGGCTAAAGTCTGCGCTCCCGTAGCAGCATTATCTTTTGCTTCCTGAAGTGTTACAGCAAAAGTAGCGCCTGCTGTATCACCCACAGAAACAAATACAGTAGCATGACCATATTTGCTTAAATCAACCCATGCTGATTTGACAGCAGCATCATTAAGATCCTGGGCAGGAATAGGAACATACCCAAAATTCTGAATACCTTCTTTTCCAAACATTTTAAAGCTCCTTTAATTAAGTATTTTTACTTTTCCAGGGAAGAATTTTAAGAACCCCGGAGCTTTATTCTACTATGCTCTTGCAGCAATAGTAACGAACGG